TCGTGCAGTAGCTCCTATGGAAAAAGAGTTCAAGATTATGCCACTCGCTTATTGCGATGCTGCTAATAATCCAGCAGGACTCCACTACTATATGCTATACCGTGATGATGCTGAATCAGTACGTATGGATATTCCAGTACCATATACAACCACACAACCAAACTCATTGAACAACTTCTCGTTCGCTGACGTAGGTTATGGTCAGTACACAGGTACGATCGTTTATCGTAATCTAGAAGTCTTACGCTTCCAATACTAATTGGAAGCTAGGATTTAACCTAAACAAATAACAAAATGACAACCGAAACCATTGCGACCCCAACCGTCGTTTCCGCACCAGAAGAAAACCTCGTGCGCATTTATAACAAGAACAAATCTTCATTTGGTTCTTACACCCACGGACAGTATTCCATAAAGGGCACCGACTTTGCGTCGGTCCCGAAATGGTTAGCTGATAAGTGGATTAAAATGTTTCCTCAACACATTGCTTTAGCATCAGACGTTGGTTCAGACGCTGCTTCCAACAATGCTAAAGTAGAGGAACAAAAAGCAAAAGTAGAAGAGCTTTCTAAAGAAAATCAAGAGCTTGCAGATAGAGTTAAAAATCTAGAAGCAATGCTTAAGAATATGCCGAAAGCTATTTCCAAAAATAAGGCTGCTTAATTGTGCCATTTACGATTCCAACTGTTAGTGACTTTAAATCGCAATTTCCTCGTGATTTTCCATATGCTGTACCTGCGTATGGAGCATCTGGAACTGCGGTCATTAGCGGAGGAATTGTAACGTCAATTTCTCTTGGAGCAGGAGGTACTGGTTACGCCACTGTACCTACAGTCATTGTGGGGGCTGCTCCAGGAGATCTTGGCACAGGCGCAACAGCTACCGCTACCATTTCTGGTGGTTCTGTAACAGGATTTAATGTTGTTACAGGCGGTTCAAACTATGGACAACCTCCAATCATTACCATTACTGGTGGTGCAGGAGATAATTCTGATTTAAGCAAGGTTACAGATACTGATATTAGCGGTGCCATCTTTGATGCACAGTTTAACATTAACCAAGCTCTATTTCCGACACAGCAGTTCTTTAGTCGGGCTTTCCTATATTTAGCAGCGCACCAGCTAGTGGAAAAGCTCTTGGCTGCTCAGGAGGGCATGGGCAGTCAATATAGTTGGCTGACTATTTCCAAAGGCGTAGACTCCGTAACTGAAGGATTTCAGATCCCAGAACGGATAGCTCAGGACCCAATGCTCTCACACTTTAGTAAAACTAGATACGGTGCAATGTATCTACAAATCATCAGTCCTCAACTTATTGGCAACGTATTCGTAGCTTTTAGAGAGACGCTACCGTAGTAATTATCATGCAAACTACGGTTCAATTTGACATTGAAAAACTTGAACACTTAAAGCGTGAATTAGCTCGTTCAGCTAAATCATATATTAAGGTTGGAGTAGCCACAGGTAATAATTCTCGCAATAGAGTATATCCACCTAATAGCGAAACCGTATTAAAAACAAATACTGAAATTGCATTTGATCACGAATTTGGTAACCCTGCAGCTAAAGGGCCATATGGTGGTTTTATAGAAATACCACAAAGATCAATATTACTCATGCCAATGCAAATGGCTATGGGAGCAGAATTAGCTAAAGTAAAACCATCTACTTACGAACAAGATATAATGTTTCATGGCCTAGAAGGTGTATTGGATGAAATAGGCTCAACCGCAGTATCTTTAGTAGATAAGAATTTTCAAAAACAAGGCTATCCAGTTGGATGGAAAGCTATTAGTCCAATTACATTAGCTCATCGTCGTAAGCACAAACGAATGGGTAGGAAGTTATTAAATGATAGTGGTCAGTTGCGTTCATCTTTTGATTATGAGGTGGTAGCATGATTACGCCATTACCTACATTTCCAACTGTACCTGGTCCTATTGTAGGAGGCGGTTCTACGCCCCTTTTTAGCACTTCTACAGCACCACAGACACAATATACAGTATCTGGGTGGTCTCAGCCTATTTTAATGGTTATAAATACTGTAATCGTCAAAGATGGCGATGCTGTGACCATTACTAGACAAATCAGTACATCTGGTTTTCTTACGCCTGCAAGTGGGCAAAAATTAAAGCTTAAGTGGGAAGGTGAACGTCAATGGAGATACCACAATCTTTATTGTATTACTGACCCTCAGCTTAAGACCAATGATCAAGTAATTATACAAAACATACCATACCGAGTTCTACATAAATGGAACTGGGGACAATTTGGTTATGTAAAGTATATGCTGACAGAGGATTACACAAATGAATACAACCCCGGAAGTTATCAATCTTCTTGTTAATCTGATTAAATATCAGCTTAACTTGGATAACAACCATGTTGTTACCTATAATCAGCGTATACCAATACCGCCTGATAGTGGATTATTTGTAGCCATTGGTTTGCTTGGAGATAAACCCTATGGTCATAAAATTGCTTATGAACAAGGTTTTGCCCCAGCTACATCTACTGGTGAACCTCAAATTGCAGTTTTGAACGAGGTTCAGACGCAAAACGTTCAGCAAATTTATTCGATTCAAATCATGTCTCAAAGCAATGAGGCAAGATCAAGAAGACAAGAAATATTGTTTGCTTTAAATTCAACACAGGCTGAACAACTACAAGAGAAATATGGATTCAAAATTGCCAATCTACCATCCTCTTTTAACGACGTATCTATTGTCGAAGGTGCGTCTCGTTTAACACGCTATGCCATCACATTTAATGTCTTAACTGCATATATCAGAACTATACCAGTACAATATTACGACAACTTTACTGGTTCACCAGAAATTATAACTCAACCTTAACGTATATAAATTATGTCAATTAGTATCTCAGACTTCGTTAGTTTTACGGTGGCACAGCCAGGTTTGGCTCTGCCAGCTTATAACGTCAATTCATTGGCGTTAATTACTGCAGATAGCCCATTATCTAGTGCAAAATATGGCATTGGTGCATCAGCAACTTGTACTGAAGCAGGTGGTTTAATTACTGGTGTTACTTTAGTATCTGGTGGTTCAAATTACACATCTACACCACAAGTATTCTTAGTTGGCGGTGGTGGCACAGGTGCAGTTGTTACTGCAACTCTAACTGCTGGTGTAGTAACATCATTAACGATTGTAAATCCTGGTATGGGATATTCTTCAGCACCAACCGTTGTTATTACTAACACATTTGGTGTTTATACTGATCCTGTTTCCGTAGGCAATGACTATGGTACAGGCAGCGAAACATATTCACTAGCTCAAATCATTTTCAGCCAGAATCCAAACATCTTAAGCGGTGGTGGAAAATTAGTTATTTTCCCAATGGCTAATGGTACTGGTACACTTACATTAACTCAAGCTATCAGCGTATTACAACCACAGATCTATACAGGTGGTTATATCTATGCTAATGCAAATTCTGCTACAGTTCCATCATCTGGTGCATTTAGTAATGCAGATATTGAAGCAGCATCTACGTTAGTAAATTCATTTGTTACTAAGGCTTTATTATTTGTACCAACTGCAAACCTAAATGACCTTTATGGTTCAGGTTTAAGTGCTACAATTTCTGGTGCATCACAACAGCAATCACGTTTATTAATTCATACTGCTGGATTAACTACCGCTCGTGCATTTGCTGCTGGCTATGCTTCACGTCTATTTGGAACAAACTTCAATGGTTCAAATACGACAGTAACAATGAATCTAAAGCAGATCAGTGGTATTCCTGCTGATTCTGGTATTAATGAAACAATCGCATATCAATGCCAAAGTGTTGGTGTAGACTTCTATGCTCTTGTTCAAGGTTTACCAGAGGTTGTATCAACTGGTGGTGGAACAACTACTGGTCCTGGTAACGGATTCACAGATAATGTTTATAACTTAACTTGGTTATTAAATTCATTACAGGTAGCTACATTTAATACATTAGCTACAACACCTACTAAGATTCCACAGACTGAAGCTGGTATGAACACTATTAAGAGTTCTATCGCTCAAGTATTAAATCAAGCAGTAGCAAACGGATTCTTAGCACCAGGCACATGGACAGGAGCTACATTTGGTAACCCTGCATCATTAGTAACTAACATAGCTCAATATGGTTACTATGTATACTCACAACCTGTTTCTCAACAATTACAATCACTACGCAATCAACGTATAGCTCCATTGGTTCAAATTGCTATTAAGTATGCTGGTGCAGTACAGAGCGTAAACGGAATCATTTACATCAACTATTAATCTTATAAGTCATGGATATTTCACTAAACGGTAACGATACTATTTCAATCAACGGTATCCTGCAGACCGACCTCGCAGATGGCGATGTTGGTACTTTGACGTTCCCAAATGAGTACGTCACAATGAAACCAGGCAAAAACAATAATACGATTATTGCTTTCAATGCTATGGGACAACTTGCTGAATTAACACTTCGCCTAATCAGAGGCAGTGTTAATGATCAATATGTTAATGCTGCATATAGACAGTTCGTAAACAGTCCTGCGACTTTTCAACTATTAGATGCTTCTATTGTTAAACTTATTGGTGATGGCAACGGAAACATTACAACAGATGCCTATACATTAACTGGTGGTGTGCCAATGGCAGTACCAGAAGTTAAGAGCAACGTGGAAGGTGATACTGATCAAGGTGTCACGATGTGGAAAATCCGCTTTGCAATGGGTACACGTCAAATTCAGTCATAATTCTTAAATGAGAAATATTCCCCTATCAAGCGGTGCCACCCTTGGATTTCA